GATCGGACGCGACTTGCAGAGCGTAATTAGCTAAGAGTAACTAAAGTCCCCCGCGTCTTCGTTCGATCGACGCTTTATAAGCTCTTCCATGACGTCGCCTACTTCTGGCCAAACTTCCTGTATAAGCGCGATATCAGCTTGCGCGTTCTGGAGCCAAGACTGGCGAGAGTTGCCCTTGTTAGCTCCTAGAGCTTCAAAGGACTTCGAGAAGCTCGCTTGATCGGTTAGCATATCTATTAGTAGTCTATAGGCTCTTCTAGATCGTCTCTCGACCGCTCCTAGTCTGCCGACTAGTCTTATACCCCCCGAGGCTACTCCTCCTTTAGACGGAAATAGCTCGTCTAGCTCCTGTAGCCGGCATGTTATTTCGCAGACAAGCGCGAAGTGATCAGGAGGAGTAGGGGGTACATTCTGAGGATAATCCATTCCTTCGATTATCCTAATAGTTCTCATCTTAGATAGAGCTATCCTCCTCGATATTATCGACGATAGGATTAGAGAGAAGTCGCTTTAGCGAAGGACTAATCGAGTTCCATGGCTCCATTCCTTCGATCGTTCCTCCGTCGTCTAAGGACGCTTCGATAGTAGAGATATATCCGTAGATATTCTTAACGCCTTTCTTATACCTCTTGGCGGTTGCGGTTGCTTGGTTTTCAAGATCGCGGATAGCGATCGTAGCTTCTCGAATAGATCGGAGCGCATTTAGTTCGTATGTATTATCCATTCTTCTTTTTTAAGATAGAAGCTCCTACTGTCAAATCGTCGTCTAATCTTAGCTGACATCGATCGGAAGACGAGGAGAGACAGCGGCCGCACTTCGTGCCGATGTCTCGTATCCGTTCGCGAGGATATTGCCGTTATCCTTATAAGTGACGGCAAAAATGACAGACAGTGTCAAAAGCTTGGCAATAATCGCGGAAGCCGTTTATCTCTAGATCCTTTTAAAATGACAGTAGCTGTCAAAGCGTCTACTAGGATTCGGAGCTTGTGACAGCTGTTTCTAGGGTGGTTTACGTGCGTTATTACGTGCGTTCTAGTGGCAAATTAGCGCGATAGCATGACACAAAAAAGTCCTCCGAAGAGGACTCGTAAGTATTATCTAGAAGATCCGTCTACTATCGGAATAGAAGCGATCTTCTTTCTCCATCCGTCCGCGTCGTGATCGTACCAACGAGACCAGCGAGCTTTGACTCCGTAAGCGTCCTTGTGTAGCTCGTAGTAAGCTTCCCAGAGAGAGTAAGCTTCGAAGTCCGCGACGGAGTTAAGTCCGATCTCCGCGTCGAGGACTTGTAGAGTATCCTCTACGTCTTCCTCTACGGGAATATCGACGTAAGAGTCTCCTAGATTCTTCTTCCTTTCGGAGCGGAGATAAGCGGTAATTTCGAGAGCGAGAGCGCGGTTTTTGTTATTATTCATTGTAGTATATAATTTAGGATTAAGGAATCCTCTCGCTCCGAAGAACGAGAGGAAGGAAGGATTAGTCTTCGAGGATATCGAACTCGACGATTCCCATTACTCGTAGAGCGTCGGAGTATCCTACCGCTTTAGCTAGTTTATAGTCGTAGAGATAATCGCCTTCTTCTAAGCCGAGTCTTTCGAGTTTACGGAAGTCCGCCCAAGCTTCGTCTTTAGCTTCTACGAGCTTCGAGATTCGAGTCTTAGCTAATGAGTTAGGAAGAGATTTGTAGCATTTCTTTTTCATAGGTCGTATTTGATATAGGATTTAGTGTTTATTCTAGAGTAGAATATAGACACGAAAGAGCCCTGACCCCTAAGCGTCAAGGCTCTATTCTCATTTTACTCTCCTCTCTCAGTCGCTTTCTCGTGCATTGAATCTGCAATAGAGTTCCTGTGGTATCCAGCGGACACGCATAGGTTGAAGAGGGCATCGACTAACTCAGTAGAGTCAAGTGCGTCGCTCTCTGTTTCGTAGGAAAATTTTCCTCCGTAGTGTTCGATTGTTATTTTCATAGGATTAAGCGTAGGTGTTATTGTTACGTGTTAAGTTTGATGGCATTAAACGGTTATTGTGTTAAGTATAATGTATTATAAAATACACAACTCCCGTCATTTTGCTAATTCTCTGCGTCTATCAAGTCCATCTCGATACCCCGCACAAGGTCTTCCCTTAAGAATTCGGCAATCACTTGATCCTTGTGCGCTTCATTAAAATAGCCATCGGCACCCCACTTATCGGCTTGCTTCTCGGATTGATCCGCCCAGTCGTTAATGTATTCAATTAGTTTTTCTGTATTTATATTTTTCATCGTTTGTGTGTTATTTGATTTAAGTAAGAATAAATCCTCGAAATTCTCCTACGCGGAAGAACTCCGTAGTATAGAACTCGTCTAGCTCCGATAGCCTTAGAGGACGCTGAACGCCCGCGAGCGATAGTTCCTTATCTACTATCTCCTCCGCGTCTACTCCGCTATCTAACTTCTGTCGCATAGTCATTCGTCGTAGAACTGTAGCATCGTATCCTCCTTCCTCTACGTCGAACTTCTCGACGATAATTACGCATCCTCCCTGTCGAAGCTTTAGTCGAAGCTTATCTAGTATCCTATATCGCTTCTCTACGCTATTGAACATAAGCGTTAAGTAGCAGATAGCTACGTCGAAGCGTTCGTCGATATCCTCCGCGTCCTTAACGAAGAGTTCTCCGACTCCTTCGAACTGATTAACCATCTCTACGGATATCTCGTAGGACTTAGCGATAATATCGCGAGAGTAGATTAGAGTAGATAGCTCCTTCGTTATATTCCCACGACTCGCTCCTATATCGAGGAGGGTACCCCCACGGGGGAGATAATTTTCTACGATACACTTTATTAGATTAGTCGCTAGAGGATACCATGGCAGGTGTTGGTTTACGTGCTTAGAGAATCCTTTAGCGATCTCCTTAGTTTCGAATGTCCAATCTTTCATATTTGTTTTCCTTTCTTATTTGGTTAATGACTCCTAGCGAGGACTTAGATCCTGCTAGATTATACTTACTATCTACTAACGAGTGGAAAGAAGAGTCGATCCCAGAATCTCCTTTCTGATAATTCGTATGCTTCGGATATCCGAACTCTTCGAAGTATTCCTTCGCGGACTCGTAGATAAGATTCTTCTGCTTGGGCTTATTAAGCTCGGTCCACGTCCTTCCGATTACTTTAGAATATACTCTCTCGTCTAAGTAAGGCATAACGTGTTCGCTATAAGTCTCCTTGCACATTGCTTTGTGTAATACCCTCTGACAGTATCTAGGATTATTTACTAGACTCCTCGATAGCTCCCAAGGCTTATCCTTATAGTGGATACACGCTTTCTTACTTATAGAGAATAGTCCGTCGCATCCTAGACCAGATACGAAAGTGCTTCCTCCGTAAGTATCGTAGACTTTAAGCATCGGATAGAAACACTCGTAGTCTGTCTTAGTCTTAGCCCCTAAGGTGGTTAATCTAGGAATAGAATTAACTATAGACTCTACGTCCGTATCGAAGGCAATCTCTTCGTGATATATATTTAAGTTCCGACACGTCTTTCTAGCTATCTTTAAGTCCGTAGGAATATATCCGCTCGCGTGAAACGTAAGAGCCATAAAGTCTACGTCTAGCTCCTTCATAGCTATAGCTAATAGAGTAGAGTCTACTCCTCCTGATAGTAGGAGAATTAGATCGTAGTTATGATCTCTAGGAATCGTTATTTTTATATCTTCTATCATACTAGTATGTCCTTCCTAATAACGGAGGAGATCTCGCGCATCATTATCGGAGGAACGGATCTTCCCATTCGCTCGATCATATCTTTAAACTTACCCTCTAGGATAAAGTCGAAAGGAAACGAGGAGAGTCTCTTCGTCTCCTGCACGTTAAACTTCCGACACTCCGAAGGATGCGAGACGGAGGCAGCGGAGGTACATCCTGCTGTAGCGGTTATAGTCTGCGCGGGCTTATCCCACGCGGATCGGATTAGGCTAAAATACTTCTCCGACGTTCCTCCTTCTTCCGTCTTTCGCCATTCCTCTCCGACTGCGTATTCGGACATATCCGCGTCTCGATCCGCTAGGATCTCTCGTAGGATCATATCCGATATCGTCCTCATCATTATCGGAGGAACGGATCTTCCTATCCTCTCGCCCTCCTTCGTATATCCTCCTTCGAGTTTAAAGTCCGCTGGGAAGCTAGAGAGACGCTTTAACTCTTTAATCGTAAAGCGACGCTTATCGTCTGGGTGCGTCCATCCTGCTCCTTTAGGACACGCGTGGATAGTTCCTACGGGCTTATCCCAGTCTCCTCGATAGAGCTGGAAGATCTTATCGGAGCTTCCTCCGTGAACTATCTTATCGTATTCTCGCTCGTAGGAGGGCGGTAGCTTTATATCCTTTAGATCGCTCTCCTCGACTTGTAGATCGGAGATAGCGTCTCTTATCGTAAACTTATACGGAAGAGGACTAGGAAAGACAGGAGACTTCTTTAGATCGTTCCTAACTCCTACGAAGATAAGTCGTCTCCTAGACTGCGGAACTCCTAGCTCCGCGGCGTTAAGGACTCTCGCTTCGACTCGATATCCGCAGTTCATTAGAGTATGTAGGATCGTATCGTCCTGCTCGTCGAACATATCGAGCTGAGGCGTTCCTAGAAGATCCTTCGCAGCTCCCATCGCTAGTCCTGCGACGTTCTCCGCTACGAATGTCTTCGGCTGTATCTCCTTTAGTATCCTAGCGAACTCGAAGAAGAGATCGTCCGTCCTCTGCTTCGTGTCGGAATACTTCTTAACTTTCCCCCAGTCCTTCTCTCGATTGCCGGCGACGGAGAAAGAAGCGCACGGAGGAGATCCGTCTAGGAGATCGAGTTCTCCTACTCCTAATCCGATCTTCTCTAGGATCTCCGATCCTTTAACGTCTCTTATATCTCTAGGATCGACGTAGGTGTAGTCCGCTTTATTAGCTTCGTAGGATTCGCGAGCGGAAGGAACGAACTCGTTAGCGTAGAGGACGCGATAGCCTGCCATTCGATATCCAGTCGAAGAGCCTCCGCACCCAGAAAAAGTAGACGCGACGTTACAGCCGTTCCACTCGATGTTAGCGATCTCTCGCATAGTAGGTATTGTGTATTTTTTATTCATGTTATTTATTGGTTTTAAAGTAGTGTCCTGCCGTCTTATGAATCCTCTTAGAGTCGGATAGATTCTTTAAGATTCGATAGATACTTCGACTACTAACGTCGAACTTAGCGGACATAGACTTAACGAACTCCGTAGGATCTACTCCTTCGTTACTAATCTCCTCTAAGATCTTTCCTCCGCTTATCTTCTGCCCAGGGCGCTTTAGCTTATTAGCGTCTAGATCTTCGCGAGGAGTAAAGAGAGGAAAGTCCCACTCGACCACGAACGGCTCCTTGCCTGGGAAGTTGCGGAGCGCGGAGTGGACCGTATAACAGTTATCCTCCTCGTGCGCAGTAAGTCCCATGATCGTATCTGGATCTCTAGCGAAGACTCCCGATCCGCTAACTCGATCGAGAGGATCTTTCTCCGCTTGGTTACCCTTCGAGTAGTGCGCTCCGAACGCTACGGAAGCTCCTGTCTGCTCTACGATAGCTTCGACTTCGATCATAAGCTGCCCGATATCTCCTGCGCTATTCTCGTCTCTATCTCCTAGAGCTTTATAGATCGGATCGACTACGAGTAGAGCGCATCCGTTAGTCATCCGCTCTTTCATAGCGTCGAGGACTAGACTAAGATCGTTCGTCTGTCCGCGTAGAGACCAGACTTTTAGGTTAGTCGGAACTCTATCTAATCCCATCGCTTTGCAGACGCTATCCGCTCGATCGAGGAAGAAGAGATGCGGAACTTCGAAGTTAAGATAGATAACGTCGAGTCCTGTATCTACAGTATCGTGTCCGAACCAAGGAGTTCCGCTTGCTACGGAGGCCGCTAGGTTTAAGAGCGTCCAAGTCTTATAGGACTTAGATCCTCCTCCTAGAACCATCTTCGTTCCTCTATGTAAGAGTCCGTCGATAAGGACAGGATAGCGGATAAGGATTTTCTTCTTTAAGTCTTCGGGGTATTCGTCTCCTCCAGTCCAGAGAGATAATTTCCCGACTTGCTCCTCTCGCTTGGTTAGCTCTCTCGTCTCCGATTCCTCTATCGCTTCGTTCTTATTATAGAACTCTCGTCCGTCTACGATAGGAGTCTCTTCTCCGAACTCTTCCGATAGAGCTAGAGCTGCCTCCTTAAAGTTTCCGCTATGCTCTACGATAGTATAGAGCGCGAACGGAGAGTAGTTCTTTAAAGGCTCTAGCGGATTAGCTCCGTCCGTATAGCAGAAGAAAGATCCGTCGCTCCGAAGCTCTCCAGAGACTCCTCGACTCTTCCCAGGGCGAGTGCAGTAAGTCCGATCTCCGTCTCCTCTCTGAATCTGCCATCCTAGACGTTGTAATATACCTACGGATCGTTCTCTTACGTTAGGAGACTGCTCGTATCTATCTCCTATCCGATCGCCTCTAGGCGCCTTAGAACGCTCTTCCGTTACGACTCGCTCTTCTTCCTCGATAAGAACAGGAAGCTCGATAGCGTCGGGCGCGTAATGGATCTCGCTATCGTGGCTTAGAAAGCAGAGACGACTAACGTCCTTTCCGCTCTCGTCCGCTTCGAGTCCGTAAGTCGATAGATATCTCTTAGCGGATTCGAAAGCGTCCGCGTGCTTCTCCGCTTCAGGAGGAATAGAGAAGATAGCTTTTAGTCCGTTCCCAGAAGGAGATACGAACGCGGCGACGATATGAGGATCGAATCGCATCTCGTCTACTTTGCTCGCAGGACTCTCGATCTTGTCTACGTCCATACAGATTAGACCAGAGTGGAGCGTTAGATCCTTACTCGATCTCTTAGCGAACTGTCCGCTAAACATTACTGCGGGCAAGTTTCTCTTTAGCTCCGAAGCGCGATCGAGATCTCCTTCCTCCGTAGCTTCTCTTACTGCTGTTACGTTTCGAGCGAATCGTCCGCTTCCGCTTCGTATCCAGTCGATAATTTTTTCGAGGGGGAAGTCCTTAGTCGTCGTGCTTCTCGCTTGTTCGACGATGCTAATAAGAGTTCCTCCATAGTCTTCTGTCGTGTTAATTCTTTCTCGCATGCTAGTTTATGGTTTAGTTCTTTTAGTGTTTTTATAATTTCGGATCTCTTCATAGTCAGTTAATATATTAAGTGAGATATCTGTAGTCCGCTCGCGGTTCCGCAACAGGCTCCTGTCGCGTAGATTATTTTATCGGATAGATTAGAGAAGGCTACTCTCTGAGTGTTGAAGCACCAGATAAGAGATATAAGAAAGCCGACGATAATCGCTCCTGTTAGTTTATTATTAGCGATCTGCCAAGTATTAAGACAGATCAGAGTTACTTGTAGATAAGCGTAGAGAAAAGTAATTAGTCTATCCTTCATACTTCCTCCTTCCGTATTCCGCTATAAGAGCCGCGTCTACGAATCCGTCGAAGTCCTTCTTACTACGAAGAGTCCTACGCCAATCTTCTTTAGGCCAAATCTCTTTAGCGCAAATCGTAGCGGCAGCTTTCGTATCGAACTTCTCCTTCATTCCTTTTGGCTTAGAGAAGAACTCCTTCTGCCAAGTCCTAGCGGAGACGCATTTATAACGGATGTTATTAGCTACTAAGAGAGCTTTAATAATAGCGAAGGAGTAAGTCATAGATCTTAGTCCTGCCGCGCTAGGAGCGTGTGGTCCAGGGTCTTCGACTATCGCGTAAGCGAAGTCTCTTTTAAACTCGCTATTAAAAAAGGAAGACAGGGTCTCGATGTCGATAGATCTCTTCTTCGATTCCTTTATAGTAGGCATCGAGATTTTATCTAAGATCGTATCGCTCTCTAAGGATACGATAGCTCCATCGAGACCGCAGTCTATTCCTAAGAAGCGACTCATTCTCTTTCTCCAGTTTCCAATAGAAGACGATTCTTAATTCGTCCTATCTCCTTCTCTAGAGACTCGACATCTCCTTCGAGTTCCTTGTTACGAGTCGTAAGAGCGTCGCAAGCTTTCGACATTACGGATAATCCTTTTTCTAAGATCTCCTCTGCGCTAGCTCTAAACACTCCGTTTCTTCCTTTAGCTGTATTCATATTATTTAATAATCCCTTTCTCCTTTAATTGTTTTTTCCATTTATAGAAAGTCGTGTAATGGACTCCGCTTATCTCGCACGCAGCCGGTCTAGTAAGCGACGGATTAGCTTTAGAAACCCTCTCGACTTCCTTAATATAATTATGCTTATCCGAATCGGATAAACTACTAGGCAAGCGATAAGAGTCCTTAAAGACTTCCGCGCTTCCGTGTTCTTTTTTGCATCTCTCATTAGTTTCGATCTCCTGTTCGATTCTATCTGCTGCCCAACGGACGAAGTTAGATATCGAAGTAGTATATGAATCATGGTTGCTAGACATATATAGTTAGTTGGTAATTTAGACTTTAATATCTAATAGGTTATTCTGTTGTATTAGGACTCTATCGATCTCGCAGATTCTCTGTTCGATTCGATTCCGACGGATAGCGAGCATCTCGCGCTCGTTAATAAGTTTCCGCATCTTCGCGGCTACTCGTTCCTCTAAGTATTTATCGTCCTTCATATAGTCCTAGCTCCTCCTCGATAGCTTCTAGCGTCGATTTATACTGCTTACGCTCCTCTAGCTTCCTCTCGGTATGCTTTAGAGCGTAAGTAACGGAACTCCTATCGCGTCCGAAAGATCGAGCGATCTCCCTGTCGGATAGATATAGATGATCCTTTGCTATCTTATAGCAGAGATTCCTAGCTAGGACTACGGAGTTAAGTCGAGAAGATCCTCTAAGTAGATTAGCGGGCTTTCCTGTTATCCTCTCCGTAGCTTTAATTATACGCAGGGTATTTAGTAGTCTTTCTTTTATCATGATCGCGGATCGTAGTTTTTTAAGTGCCTCCAGATAGAAGCGATATTAGTTAGAAGCTCGTATTCTGCTTCGAGCTTTTCCTGTGAATAAACTGCCTTCTCGATACGTCCAGGCTCTGTCGTAGAGATATAGACGTTAGCTCCTACACAATGGTTAAGAGTTCCGAAGGCCGCCATAGCGTAAGCGGCTATCTGCGTAGCTTGGTAATCGAACGGAGTAACTTTAACTCCTTCTTTCGTCTTCTTCGTTTTAAAGTCGATGATGATATTCGAGTTTCCGTAGCGAGCGAGAAGATCGACTCTACCCGCGTAGCCTTGCGCTGTATTTACTACGACTTCCTCTCTACGGATATCCGTAAGATTAAGCGTTTTTAGATACTCGATAGTCGGATCGACATACTGCGCGAGATCCTCTGGAGGAGGAGTTCCGTCGAAGTAAGCGTCGATCGCGTCGTGTATCTTAGTCCCTAGCTCTGCTGCCGCGCTAGTCTCTTCGAAGCTCCTTTCGAGGATACGACTATGGTACCTCTCGTCTGGTTCTTCGTCGTCTCTAGGAGTCTCTAGAGCCGCTGTAATAGCTTTATTAAGCTTCCATCGATCTAGCCCAGGCTTCGCCATTATTCCGAATAGCGTAGTTACAGAAGGAAGTAGGTTATGCTTCCTCGCGTCGCGGAGAGTCGTATTACGCTCTCCGTCTCCTTTAGCTTTCTTCATTGTATAAGCAGGAACTCCGTCCTTCGTATACCAATGCGAGCTAGAGAGATCGTTCTTCTTTTCTAATGTTGCCATGTTTTATAAGGGGTTGCGGATAGCGCCGAGTAGACGACGCTATCCTAGTTATCGTTTAGAACGGGCAGTCCGCGCTATTACCTGTCCCAGGACTCCACGCTGCAGGAGCGGAAGCTAGAGGAGCGGCAGGAGCTACTTGCGGAGCTGCAGGAGGAGGAGGAGGAGGAGATGCGGGAGCTACTTGCGGAGCTGCAGGAGCTGCAGGAGAAGACACTGCTCCGAACTCCGAAGCTGGAACGATCTGCGCGCTATAATCCGCGAGACTAGTCTTCGCTGGAGTTAAGCGAGCGATCTTCGGATACGTCGTTCCCATTTGAGAGACGACGTGTTCTACGGAGATAACCGCTCCCTGTCCTTTTAGAGAACAGTAATCCCATCCGTAGTCAGGAGCTTTTCCTAACCAAGCGGTTAAGAACTTGTAGAGCGTAGACTTCGGAGATCCGCTAATCTTCATCTCGAACGTCTGAACTTTATGAAGTCGTCCGTCCTGTCCTTTAAATCCGAAGAGAAAGCGAGTAACGTCTACGTCCTCCATCTCTTCCGATTGATACTTACGACGCGGAACGGAGAACTCGTCCGCGATATCGATACAAGTAGCGACGTAATCGCCACTTGGAGCTAGCTCGTCGATTTGAAAGCCTGACGAGGATTCGGCTTTAGCTGTTAATACGGCCATATTATTTTATCTATTTGGTTCTTAGTTGTGCGGAGGATAAACTCCGCGAGAGATTAGTTCGGCTTTTACTTTGTGCCAATACTTTAGAGTAGCGTCCTTCTTATATCCGTTAGGGCCGCCGTTATGGATACGAGCTATATCTTCTATAGTAACGATCCTTCCTAGACGCTTCTCGGTAGCGTAGCGGTCCATATAAGCGAGGAAGATCTGAATAGCTTTATCGCGATCGTAAGCGTCTTCGTGAGTCCAACTTTCGTTGGCGAACTCGTTAGCGTCCGCGACGTAGCAAGCGTGGATCTGTAAAGCTCCGTAAGCGAGTCCGTCGTCTCCGATCGCTCGATCGTTTCCGTTAGATTCGACTGCGATAAGCGCGAGGATAAGTGTCATTATATTCATAGTCTTAGGCTAAGTATAGGGTTCCGTCTGTATCGAATTCAGCGATTACATTATTCTCTTCGAAGCGTCCGTCCTCGAACTCGTCCTCTAAGTCTAAGTAGTCCGCGAAGACTTCTCTAGCTTGCTCTCTACTTATCTCTAGCTGATGAGTATCGGACACGTTAAACGCAACTAGGAGGAAGCGTCTCTTACTTTTAGCGATAGCTGTTCTTAATTTCATAGGTCGTATTAGTATTAGGATTAGCGTCTCGCCCGCGTCGTGCGAGCGAGACTTTGTGATTAGTTTGAAAAGGTTATGAGCTTGTATGCTTTGACCTCGAGAGCGTCAGCTCTTCCAATCATTAGGCGCTCTACCTTGGCGCGGCGGTTGGCGTTGTAGCCACGATTGACGCTTGCATTGTCTCGCATGGCTTGAGCCTTACGGAGCATCTCGCGCCCTTTAAGATTGTCAGCAGCGACCCGCGGCTTTGTGAAGTATTTAGACTTGAGATCGCTTCCTGTCTTATCGGACTCGCACCCTACTAGCCATGAAGCTGAGCCGTATACAATGTATTGAGCGCCGTTGCCGTAGGTAGTGAGCTTAAATTCGTTGTCGATTGTAGATGTTTGGATTTTCATGGTCGTATTATTTTTAGGATTAGAGAGATTCGATTACTCGAACGATAGAAGGAAGAGCTACGAATACTACGAAGAGTAGAGCGTAGGAGCGTGTAAGTTTTTCGAGGATTATAGTCATTGGTCGTATTTTTAGGATTAGTATCGAGACGAGAATCGCGTCGATATAGGAGAGTAAGTCCGATATAGAATAGCGAGTCAAGGCTCTATTCTCATATTTTTCTCAGTCTACTACTCTTACTCTTATAGGAGCTTCGGACTACTTCGAGTCCTCCGCTTATCACTTTATCGACTCCTCGATCCTTGCGTCCTTTGACGTGCCAGAGACGATCGATCTTCGCTCTGCTACTACTCTGAATCCAGTCCTTTATATCTCCGTCCTTATACGTGAAGATATGTCCGCTAACTCCTATGATATAAGTTCCGACTTTCGGAAGTCCTAAGAGAGCTTTATAGACTGTCTTACCGACATAGCGTCTCCGAACTTTAAGTCGAAGAGCTTTATCGAAAGCGTTCTCTAATGTATACCACGGAGTTCCCCTCGCGTGCTTCCGTCCGTAGAAAGCCATGATCGCTTGCGCTTCCTCGAACGTATAGTCTCCTGCGTGCTGTAGACATCTTACCGCACACTCGTTATGGTCTAGACTTCCCATCTTACTTCTCCTCCTCTCTATCGATCCGCTCTCCGTTGCGGATAACTTTATCTCCCCAGTCGGTAGACTTTAACGTCATACCCTTGTCGGAGATTTGAGTTCTAACCATTTGCATGGTCACGTAGTAAGTAACTTCTTCGACTTGCTTTAAGAAGTCTTTCGAGACTCTCGTCTTCGAGTTATCGTCGTAGTCGTTAGCCATCTCTAAGGCTAACTTCTTTAGTGCTTTCCTGTTAGTAATCATAGGTCGTATTTTTACTGTTTAGAATTAGGAAGAGTTCCTAACTTTCGAACTACAGTATAGCAGCACCTGTTTGAGAGTCAAGGTTATTCTCAAACGGCTGCACACGCCTATGCTAGTATACATCTATCTTTAGAGCTGTTTATGTATATTCGAGATCGTCGTCGTCGTCGTCCTCGTCGAGCCAAGATCGATCGTCGTCCTCTTCGTCGTCCCAGTCGATGTCGAACTCTTCGTCCGCTTTTCTTTCTTCCTTTAGCATATCGAGAGCTTCTATATATAGAGCTTTCTCGACTAAAGAGTTATTCGCTTCGTGCCAGATACTTCCGTCCTCATACTGGACCACTATAGCGAAGTGAGGAAAATGCTCTCCTAGAATAGCCTTAGCTTTTTCGAATCCGTCTTCCGTCGCCTGCATCAATAATAGATTATATGTTAATAGATCAGGTTGCATGCTCGATAATCTTCTCTGCCGATTTATATTCGTCCGAAGCGTCGCACGTTAGATCGATCTTAGATTCGTCGATAGGTTGCTCGCTCGCGTGTCCGTCTTCTCCGTATGCGTGTCCGTCTCTCTCTAGTCGGATAACAGATCCTCCTAGATTAGACACCCAGTCCGCTTCGTTATTAAATCTGCAGTCGTCGATTACGACTATATCTACTCCGTCGGACTTTGCTTCGTCTATCTTCTTAGACATTGCCCAGAGCCAAATGTTTTCGCTAACCATTCCTCGTCCCCACTCCGTTCCTAGAGTCTGGAGTAGTTCTCTCGCGCTCTTTCCTAATCCTTCTATCGGCTTTTCCTTAAATGATTGGTGAAGTAAATATAGACTATCGACTCCGATCGCTTGTAGCATGGCTCTCATAGGCTCCGCGAAAGACATTATATAAACTACCTTGTCTACGTTATCCGCGATAGCGTTAGCGACAGTAGTCTTTCCTACAGTCTTCGGTCCAGTTAGCGCGATAATTCTCATACAGTTTTAAAGTGTCTCGTTAGAAGTCCTTCGCTCTTATGATATTCGAACGCGCTCGCTCCTTTCTGCGATCCGATATATCCAGAGTTCGCGTGCCAAGCGTCCGTCGCGCAGAGAGCTTCGAGGAATTCTACTACGAGTCCGCTCTGCTCGTCGATAACGACGGGAGCCATAGACTTCTTATGATGAACGTGTCCGCATTTAAGATGTCGATACTTAGTCGCTCCCCATTCTTTAGCGAACTCTGCCGCTATAATCAAAGGCCACTTTACGGCAGGAACTCGATCTCCGTGCGCCCAGACGAGAAGATTATCCCCCCAGATAAGATGCTTACGAGGATTCGGATTAGTCTTAACTTCGATATTAGGACAGTTCGAATAGAAAGCTTCTAGGACTCTTCCTAGCCATAATTCGGAGTGAGCGGAGTGGTTACCCTCTAGAACGACGATCTCGACGCTAGGGGCTATTCTCGCAGCGATATCGACGCATTCTCTGCAAGCGGAGATAATATAATCGACTATCCTATGATAACGACTATCCGCGTCTAGGACGTGTCCGCTAGCTGGAGTCTGATTAGATCGATTATCGACGTGTAACATATCTCCTCCGAAGACTAGAACGCATTTGCTAGGACTATCTGCTCGATCCGCGAGAGCTTGCGTAGCTTCGATCATTCGACGCGACGCTATATCGCAGTCGTAGTTCTCGTCTAGAGTCTCCTTCTCGTCCGCATACATTCCTACGTGCGCGTCGTAGATATCTATCTCGAATAGAATATCGTCTCTCGATCTCTTCTTTATCTTAGGAGCTTTCCCCTTTCCTCTAGCTTGGTCGCAGAGTCCTTCGACTATATCGCTTAGAAGCTCGATAGAAGGAAACTGTCTCCTCCATTCCTGAACTACTTCTCCTTGTGCGTTATATTGAACAGTAGAGTTCGCTACTTCGAGATGATTGGGCGTCGGAGCTTTAGAACGCCAAGGAACTTCTCCTCTAGCTTCTAGTAGCTTTATAACCTTCCTTAGATTATTCCTATCCTTTCCTAGCAACTTAGCTGCCCCAGAAAAGCTTCCTGCTTTAATATAAGCATCTACTATCTGCTGTTGGTTAGGAGTCATCTATATGTATCGATATTCGATATCGATAGTCTGTAAAGCGTTAGCTATTTAACTTGCGAAGATCCGAAGTAAAAACCGACGATCGCTAGAGCTGCCTGTCGAACTTCTGGAAGGATAACGTATCCGCTAATCTGATCCCATTTAACTGTTTTAAATAGTCCGAAGATTCCGTCCGTCTCTCGATTAACGCTTACTCCGATATCAGTAAAAGCGACGACAGTAGGAACTACGACGATAGCGAATAGGACTACGCAAGTAATAACGCGACGCATTAAAGCTCCTCCTCTAGCTGCAGCTTCGTTCGCGGATACGTCCGCTACTTTCTGCTTCGCTAGAGTCTGCTCGAATAAACGCGCTTGTGTCTCCGCTTGGTTAGCGATCATCTTCATTACGAATCCGCTAAGTCCTCCTCCTAACATTGCTAATAGTTCTGGGGTCATACTACTTCTTTCTAAGATCTCTTATTACTTTAATAGCGGAAGCTGTCATATAGACTAGCGTAGATAAACCTACTACGAGTCCTAATACTTCATTTACTGGTGCTAGCTCGACAGTAGCAATAAAGCCCCCTGTTCCGATTGTAGATTTGTAGATAATATCTTCCATTGTCCTAGGGGGCTACGGGAAACTCTACTTCGCCATTCTCATCGATGTTATCCGTAAGGTCGCGTAAGTCTTGGCGATAAGCCGCCCAAGCGACAAGCTTGTCCTCAGGGATGGTAGTGTCGTTGAGTTGAGTCCAGTCAGATTCAGCCAACAAACGGTTACGCTCTGGACGTAATAATTCTTTTACAGTCTCAGGCTGTTCTTTCCATAGCTTTGCCTTGCGTGTAAGCAAATCCCCTTCAACAAGGAATAGAGGCTCGCCTGAAGCTTCGACTTGCCCCGCCTGTTCGTTGGTAAGCTCTACTGCTTCCATACCTTCGGAAGTAAACTTGAACTCCTTGTCCGATGTGCGAATGACTCGTCCTTTTGGGTTAATTAATGCGTATTTCATAAATTATTTATCCAGTTAAATTTTTGATTAAGTTGCTCTGACAGCGGGCGACCCAATGTCTCGTGCCAGTCTTTCACTAGAGGTTTAATTTCCTGACGGATAGTATGATCTCCGTAGGGAAAGCCAACATCATACTCCTGCGTATATTGTTCTACGTTAGAAGTATTGTGGATAAATGGTTCTTCGCCCAGATACCCCCAGACCTTATTCATAACATCCTGAGGATTCTCTGTTAAGTCCTCAGCGTGAACGAACATAAGCTTATCGCCAAAGCGTTCCTTGGCTTCGTGCAAGCGTTCGATAGCAATTCCAATAGGAGGGCTTTGTAGCCAGCCGTTTACACGCTTTTCAATAGTCGTCCAGTTCTGCGGATTCTGTTGCTCAATACCGTTGAACACTTCTGGATGCTGTCTACGCTTCTTCTCCATACTAGACAGAACGCCTCGGATGTCCCGAACAGGAACAAGAACCTTAGCGTCATACCAGACCTTGAAGAGCTGGTCTAAGTGACCAATCCAAGATCGACACTTGTCTACCACTACGGGTCTGTCTGTAATACTGTTGAAAGCATTCTCGCAACCCGCTTTGACGTAGTCAAGATACATAGGCTCAAGGACATTTTTCATATCCACTGCTTTAGCCTCTTCGGTCTGAAAGACCTGTCGAGCGATATAGCCTATTTCGTGCAAGGCACTAGTAGGCGTAGCGTGAACCTTTGGGTTCTGTGCAAGTAGATTACAGAGCAGCGTTGAGCAAGCTCGTGGAAG